TCACAAGCAATCTATTACGAACCATCAAGATTATCCGCACAATATGATTACGAAAGTATGGAGTACACACCAGAAATCTCGGCAGCATTAGACATTTACTCTGAAGAATCAACCACAACCAATGAAGATGGTTTTATTCTTCAAATTTTTTCAGAATCAAAAAGAATTAAATCAGTATTAGCGGATTTATTTAATAATAGTTTAGATATCAATACCAACTTACCAATGTGGACAAGAAACACTTGTAAGTATGGTGATAATTTTGTTTATTTAAAATTAGACCCAGAAAAGGGAATTGTTGGTTGTCAGCAATTACCAACAATTGAAATTGAACGTCATGAGGTAGGAGTCGCTGGTCGAATTTCCCAAGATATTAATCTAGAAAAAGATGAGAACAAAAAGGGACTTCACTTTACTTGGAAGAATCGAAATATGGAATTCCAATCATGGGAAGTGGCACACTTTAGATTATTAGGTGACGATAGAAAATTACCCTATGGAACATCTATGTTAGAAAAGGCAAGACGTATTTGGAAACAATTATTGTTATCTGAAGATGCAATGTTAATTTATCGTACATCAAGAGCACCTGAAAGAAGAATGTTTAAAGTATTTGTTGGAAACATGAATGATGATGATGTTGAAGCGTATGTAAACCGTGTTGCCAATAAGTTCAAAAGAGAACAGGTTGTGGATTCAAAAACAGGTAATGTGGATATGAGATTTAATCAAATGGCGGTTGACCAAGATTATTTCATTCCTGTTCGTGACCCTTCGGCTCCGGACCCAATAACAACATTACCGGGAGCAACAAACTTATCGGAAATTGCAGATATTGAGTATATTCAAAAGAAATTATTGACGGCTCTTCGTGTTCCTAAAGCATTTTTAGGATTTGAAGAAGTTGTTGGAGATGGTAAAAATTTATCGTTACAGGATATTCGTTTTGCAAGAACTATCAATAGAATTCAAAAAAGTATGATTGCCGAGTTAAACAAAATAGCAATCGTTCATTTATTTTTATTAGGATTTGAAGATGAATTACAAAACTTTACATTAGGATTATCTAACCCATCTACACAAGCGGATTTATTAAAGATTGATGTTTGGAAAGAAAAAGTTTTATTATATAAAGATTTGGTTGCAGACCCGGGAAATGGTATTCAACCAACATCTTCAACATGGGCTAAAAAACATATCTTTGGATGGTCTGATGAAGAGATTAGATTGGATTTACAACAACAAAGAATTGAAAGAGCTGTTGGTGAAGAGCTTAAAGCAACCCCTACAGTCATCTCTAAAACAGGTATTTTTGATAATATTGATAAGTTATACGGAAATACCGGAAAACCTGCAGCTCCGGGACAAACACCACCTGAAGGAACGGATGCTACTTTAGGAGGAGGATTTGGAGGAGAGTCTCCATCACCTCCAGCGGGTGGAGAAGAACCATTACCTCCGGCTGGTGGAGAAGCACCTGAAGCAGGAGGTGGAACAGAAATCACTCCTGAATCCAAACAAAAAAACATGAACTTATTAATAGAAAGTAATCTTTTAGAGGGGTCAAAAATACTCGATTTAGGTCAAGCGCAAGATTCTTTAGGAGAAATTTCAAAAGAATTGGATAAGTTACTAAATTCATAATATTTATATTGAAAACACAGTATAATGACTTTCGGACAAATTAAATCTTTAATAGAGAAAAATCTTATTGAATCCTACAAGAGTGAAAAGGAATTCAAAAAATCTTTAAAAGAATTCAAACACAATGTTTTGAATAATAAACACATGGCAAAGTTGTATTCATTATACGACCAATTAAGTACTCCACAGGGTTTAAATGAATCCGACGCCAAAGATTTTTTAGAAGAAGGTGTTAATTTAATTCAACAAATATTACCAAATATTAAGTTACCAAAAACTTTATCGGAAAATATTGAAAACAAATATTCTGATATTGATTCTCTTGTATATTCAAACAAATTAAATTTATTGGAAAGGGTAAATTCAAAAAAGAATATTACTAATGTTTTAATATCTAATGAAACACCAATAAAAGAATCTGTTAATTTACCACTAAAATCAATGGTAAGTATTGCAAATCAAACATTACAAAAATATATCGATACTTTGGATGAATCCTCAAAAAAAGAATTCATTCAATTAATTTCTGAAGATACAGAAACTCTTGAGAATAAGTTTGAAACAATTCGCGAAAGTGCAATCACAAAACTTAATTCCATGTTAGAAAAAGAGCAGGAGTTTGAATTAAAAACAAAATTATCAGAAACTATTGATAAATTAAAAACTGAAAAGTTTGACCAATTAAATTTTCTTAAGTTAAAAAACTTAGAAGAGTCAATCTAAGGAATTTTTAAATTTTTGGGTATAGGAAGCCTTTAGTATTTGAGTTCTCCTACCAATAGATTTTTTAACAAATTCTTTTTTTTCTAAAAGAATTTTATTCTGTTTAGTTTTATTTACCTTGTATTTGAAAGACTTTAATGCTTTCTCAATCTCATTATTATTAATTTCTACGATAATCATATATAACAAATATCGCAATTTAGTGAAAAAATTTTGACAACACACAATATTTTTGTTACTTTTATAAAAAAAATAAACATAAGCAAGAATTATGATTAATGAAAAAAGGTAAAAGTGTAAAATTGAATTTATTCAGTCCAATAAAATCAGTATATGGGACAGTAGATTCTAAAAATTTAAAATCATTATACATTAACATTCAGTCGTGGGTTTCCCCAAAGTTTGAACACGATAATTGGAACCGAGTGGTAGGGGATTTAAATAAAGAAATAAAACATTCCGTGTTTAATTCAATCGATACTAATTTGTTTAAAGAACAAAGTATTGTTGATTTAGATTTAAGGTCGAGTGGATTATCTAAAGGTAAAAAATCATTTTTTAATTTAGAGGTTAATCTTTATACCACAAAGGAATTGGACTTTAAATGTCCGGAATTAAAAGAGTCTGTTAAAAAAATAATAAAAAATATTGTTAAAGATAATGTAATTGAAAATAAATTCTTTACGTTTTCTATATCAAAAAGTAAATAAAGATTACATTTCGATATATTTATCTTAAAAACAATCAATGAAACAATTAAGAATTTTAGAAGCGAATGAAATTGGTCATGGTATTCTAATCGAAATGGACGCCGGTTGGGTATCTCCAAAAGACATACGTAATTCAGAAATGTTAAAAGAAGCAGCAAATTTAGATTATAGAAATCCATTTGAATTTTATGCGGTTTTACAGAAATACGATACACCAAATAGAAACGGAAGATTTTATCCCGAAAGAATATTAAAAAGAGAAGCTGACAACTATAAGAAAGCAATTGCTAAAGGATTATCAACTTCAGAACTTAATCACCCTGAGTCATCTCTTATTGACTTAGATAGGGTATCTCACATCATTACAGACATATGGTGGGACAAGAATATCCTAATGGGAAAACTTAAGTTATTAACATCACCAGGATTTCACGAAAGAGGTATTGTATCGACGAAGGGAGACCAAGCAGCAAATCTTATGAGACAAGGTGTAACTATGGGAGTATCTTCGAGAGGAGTAGGTTCTTTAAAAAAGGTTGGGGAAAGAAACGAAGTTCAAGATGATTTTGAATTAATTTGTTTTGATTTGGTTTCATCACCATCAACTCCGGGAGCTTATTTATTTACTAAACCTGAGGATAGAGAAAGATATGAAGAAAATTTAGAAGAAGAAAAAAAATATAAATCACCTGAAAATTCAGAATTTCAATCTAAAGGACTTGACTTAATGAGAAAATTAACCGATTATTTGGGAAATTAAATTTAAAATATGGAAGAAAAATTTTTTGTTGCAAAAGTTCAGTATGATTTACCTGATGAAAACAGTGGTAAAATTAAAAAGATTAGAGAAGAAAAACTTGTTAAAGGTTATTCGGTAACAGACGTTGAGGCTAAAGTTACTGAAAAATATCAAGGGTTTACTCACGAATGGAGAATCACTTCAGTTTCTGAAAGTAAGATTGATGAGGTTATTGATTAATCTAAAACAAAAATAAATTGACTCATTTAGGTCAATTAAAATAAAGTGGTCATTTTGACCACTTTTTTTATGCCTGAGAGATATTTATTAAAGAATAACATCATAAACATCTAAAAAATTAACATTTCCCGGTTAATAATGGGATTTTTTATTTTTTGGTAATATTTATAATCTAAAATAAATATATTTCCTATATGAGTGAAAACAAATTAGTTCAAGAGGCTCTTATTCAAATGAAACAAGTTGAAGAAGCAATAGCCGAAAATGCAAAAGGAATACTTGCTTCGACAATGAAGGAAGAAATCAATCAATTAGTAAAAGAATCTCTTTCCGAACAAGATGACGAGACTGAGGTTGACTTAGATGCTGACATCGATATGTCCGCTGATAACGATGACGTAGATATGACTATGGACATGGATATGGATTCTGATGAAGATTCTGACATGGAAATGGATTTAGACATGGATTCAGACGAAATGCCAATCGACTTAACAAATGCATCTGATGAAGAAATTTTGAAAGTATTTAAAGCGATGGGTGAAAATGATGGAATTATTGTTAAAAAAGACGGTGATGAAATTCATTTAACTGATGACGATTCTGACGTTGAGTACCTTGTTAAACTTGGTGAGTCTATGGAAGACGATTTAGAAATGATGGAGGAAGATGAGTACGACATGATGGACGAAGAAATGTACGAAGAAGATGAAACAGTTAATGATGTAATTGATGCTATTTTTAGTGGAGATATGTCAGGTATGAATGAAGAAGATGACATGGATGAAGTTGTTTACGAAATCGAGATGGAAGATGATGACGACATGGAAATGTATTCAGATGATGACGACATGGAAATGTATTCAGATGATGACGACATGGAAATGTATTCAGATGATGACATGGATGAAGAGTTAACCAATGAAACCTACAAACCTAAAGGTGTTGGTATCGGAAAACCTAAATTCAAATATGAAAAAACTACTGGCGGATTTAAAGAAGGTATGAAACAAGGCCCTAAATCGGTTGGAACAGGTAAACCAAAATTTGAATATAAAAAAGGTGCTAACATGGAAGGTAAATCCAAAACAGTAAAAGCTGAAACTAAAGAAGGTGATTACGGGATGGATAAAGATGACAAGTCTAAAACTATGAAAGGTAAAGAAGACTACACTACTAAAAAGGGAGATACTCTTAAAAGAAGGGCTTTCGAGAAAGAAGAAACTAAGGAAGCAGCAAGAACTTACGGAATGGGTTCTAAAGAAGGTAGAGGATTGAGAAAAGGTATAACACCTAACAGAAACTATGTTTATGGTAAAAATGGTGTTAAAACTGAATCTACTCAAGAAGAAGTTAGTATGTTGAGAGAAAAAAATGAAGAATACAGAAAAGCATTAAATGTTTTCAGAGAAAAACTTAATGAAGTTGCAATCTTCAACTCAAACTTAGCTTACGCTACAAGATTGTTCACAGAACATTCAACTACTAAAAAAGAAAAAATAAATATCCTTAGAAGATTTGACAATGTTGACACTTTAAAAGAATCTAAAACTCTTTATAAGTCAATCAAAGATGAATTGTCTAAGGTTGAAACAAAATCAATAAACGAATCGGTAGGTTCAAAATTAAATAAAACAGTATCTACAGGTTCATCAACAACATTAATCGAAACTAAAACTTACGAAAATCCTCAATTATTAAGAATGAAGGATTTGATTAGCAAGTTGGGTTAATAAATAAAAATAAATCTAAAACAAAACAATACTAAAATGGGAGCATTATTAGAATCAGGTCTTGTTGGTAACATCGGTTTAAAACACCTTAAAGTTATTAAAGAAGACACAATCAACAAATGGGACAAATTAGGATTCTTAGAGGGTCTTAAAGGTCACATGAGAGAAAACGTAGCACAATTATATGAAAACCAAGCAT